ATGGCGGTGGCGTTGCCACGGGCGGCGTCTTGCAGATCGCGCAGGCTGTTGCCGCCTTGCTTGGCGAAGGCCTGGATTTCGGAGCCGGCGTCGCGCAGCACGGCGAGCAGGGCTTTGTCGTCGGCGCTGAGGGTGATGCCAATGTCGTTGTCGTTCATCATGGCGCAGCGTCTTTCATGGGGTTGTCCATGGCGTCGGCGCGGGCACGGGCGCCGAACAGGGCGCGCACTTTGTTGCGCACGACTTCACGCTCAACGGCGCTGGGCGCGGCGCTCCAGGGCGCGGGTGCTTCAGGCTTGGCCGCGGCGACGTGCTCGGCCACCCAGGCCTGGCTGGCGCGGCGCATGGCGCGCAGTTGCCACGGCGCCAGCGGCTGCGCGGCGCCATGTTGCCAGGCGCGCAGATCGGCCCACGACAGGCCCGCGCGGCCCATGCCGCCTTCGGCATAGGGGCCGGCGTCCAGCAGGTGGCGCCACAGGGTGAGCGCTGGCTCGCCCGTGGGCGGCAGGGGCAAGGGCGCGCCCTCTTCCAGCATGCGCTGGGCGCGGGTGGGCGCAATCTCTTCAGGCGCCGCTGTCCGCTGGCTGACCGAACGGGGGCGTTTGGCGCGGCCGGTGGCATCGGGGGCGTCCTGCGCGGTGTTAAGCCATGCGTGCTGCCTGGCGTACAGCGTCAGCTCTTCGCTGACGCCGGCTTGAAATTTGCCCAGTCTTCCAGGAAGCGAGCGACCTGGTTGGTGATGTAGCCGAGCTTGGGGTTGGCGTACAGCGCCAGCGCGCCGCCGGGAATGGGAAAGTTCTCGATGCCCACCGTGACGGCGGCGAGCTTTTCGGCCTGCTGCTGGCGCTGTTCTTCCAGGTCTTGTTTGCCGGCCTTGCCGCGCAGTGCGGCCAGCGCGCGCGCCTGGCTGGCCTGCGCGGCGCGGCCTTCGGCGCGCACGTAGGCGGCGCTGCCCGGTCCGTAGACGGTGATGCGCACGGGCTGGCCGTGGCGCAGCAGGGGCTCCTGGTCGAGGCCGATGATGTCGACAACGGCGGTGTCGGAGACTTCAAAGGCGCCGAGGTCGAAGTCTGCGTCGGCTTGGGTGGTCTGGTCGTTCATGCTGTTCTTTCGCGGGTGGTGGTTGCGGGGTTGTGCCCGTGCCCTGCCCGGCCGCCCCCGCGAAGGAGCGAACCGGGCGGGTCGGTGCGCGGTGGGTCGTGCGGGCGGGCGTTACACGCCGACCAGCACGATGTCGTAGGTGACGGCGCTGCCGCCCGCGCTGTTGGCCACCTTGAGCAGGTCGCCGGTGCCGGCGGTGACGGCGTAGCCGTTGGCGTCGGGCGCAACCAGCATCATGGTGCCGCCAGGCTTGACGGCCACGGTGTCGCTGGCATCGCCAAACGGGCCAATCCACGCATTGCTGGCGGCGCCGCCGACGATGACGTTGTTGGTGTTGCCGTCGGCTGCCTTGATAAGGATGGCCTTGATCTTGGTGAGTGTGAGCGTGGCGCCAAAGACATCGGTCAGCCCGCCGGCCAGGTCCAGCGACTCATTGGCACTGGCGGCCAGGGTGCGCTGGTCGGTGAACAGCTTTTGCGCCTGGTTGGCGCCGGAGCCGTCGGTGAAGGCGTGCGAGGCGCCGTATTTGAGCGTTTGCTCCACACCGCCGAATTCCAGCGCATTGGCGTACTGCGCAGAAACGGCGGCCTTGACGGTGGCAATGAGGGCGGTGGCCATGGTGCGATGTCCGTTTGCGGTTTGTCAGCCCGGATCAGGCGGCCAGCACTTCGACCACACCCACCCCGGCGGAGTTGGTGGTGATCTCGAAGTCGATGGAGGCGGACTTCATGTTGTCCACGCTGCCAAAGATGGTCTTGAAGCTGGTGACCTGCACTTGCATGTAATACTTGTCGCCGCCCTGGGCGGTGATGCACACGCTGTAGTTGTTGTCGCTGGCGGCGGCGGCCTTGCACAGAATCTGGCCTGCGTCGTCGGTGTCGAGCGCGAGCTTGAGGTTCAGGCTGCCTTCGTCGTAGCTGCCCTTGCGCTTGGCGGTGCCGCGCGTGTTGATGGGGTTGTGCTTGATGACGTTGTAGACGCGGCCGAACTCGCCGAGGTCGGTTACCTCGCCCACGGTGGTGTAGGTGAGCGCGGCGTAGCCCGTGCCGTCATAGGTGGCAGGGGTGCTGGCGCTGATCTTGAGGGTGGTGCCGGCGACGGATTCGATGGTCATGATGGGTGTCCTCTCGGGTTTTCAGGGGTGGTGAATGGGCGGGCGTAAGTAATCAGGCGATGCTGGCACGGGCGCAGCGGTGGGTGATGTCCACCAGCAGCTGGCCGGCGCACAGGGCGGTGTCGGCTTCGTCGCCGGTGACGGCGATGCCAACCGGCTCCACATCGGTGGCCAGGCCGCCGAGCTTTCTGTCAGCCAGAATGCGGGAGTAGCTTTCTTGCAGCATGGCGTCGGCGGCGGCATCTGCCGGGGTGCCGGCCACGTCGCGCGCGACATGCTCGATGCGGACGCGGGTTTTCCAGACGATGCTGTCGCTGGTTTTGAGCGTGGGCGTGGATTCGTCGTAGAAGACGAATACCTGCGCAACCACCGCCTGCGGCATGGGCCGGCGGCGCTGCACGCGCACATCGCCGCTGCCAACCATGGGCAAGGATGCCAGCATGGCGGCCACGGCCTGGCAGATGGCGTGCTGGGCGGTGTTGTTCACAGCGGTTGCTCCAGGTGCAGCACAGTGAGGCCAAAGCCATCGGGCCGCGCGTCGGCCACACGCCATGACTGGCCGCCGGCAAAACAGGGTCTGCCGACCGGGGCGTCCGGCACGTCTGCGCTGGCCACGGCCACCTGGGGCCGCGTGGCCATGGCGCTGACGCCATCGAGAAACACCTGATCGCCAGGCGCACAGAAGTCGCCCTGCATCGGTACGCCGTCGAGCGTGATGATCGCACCGAACGCCGCCAGGGCGGCGGTGTTGGTGCGCTCTTGCAGGGCGGGCCAGTCGATCATGGTGCGGTGCGGCTTGGTGCGGGCGGCGGATCAGGCTGCGGGTCAGGTCTTGGTGCCAGGCACGCCGGTGAACTTGACCGCCAGCGTGGTGACGCCGTTGCCGGCGGCCTCCCAGGCGACGGCGGGCGGCCCGCTGATGTCGCCGGTGGCTGGCGTGGCAGCGTTGTCGTCAAACTTGCCGGCTGACACGTCCCACACCAGGCTCTCGCCCTGCGCGATGACGGCGCCCGATACCTTGGGCGCGGTGAACACGCCCTCGATCTGCACCGATCCGGTGGCGCCGTTGGCAATGTCCACCAGGGCGACGCCCAGAATGTTGCCAATGGGCACCACCGTGCCGGCGGCGATGTTGGAGCCGGCGGTGTACTGGATCACCTCGCCGGGCTGGATGAATTTGCTGGTCATGATGGGGTTCCTTCAGTGACGGGTGAATGAGCGGATCAGGCGCCCGCGTTGGTGACGGCGCCGCGGTAGTCCACGCCGGCAATGCCGTAGTCGAGCCGAACTTTCCAGCGCGCACCGTCCACGGTGAAGCCGTTTTCCAGATCAAGGAAAGGCGTGTCGTTGCCGTCGAGGAAGGCCACTTCAAGCACCGGCGCCTCGGTGGGCGATGCGAACAGGTAGCGGCGGGTGCCGGACAGGCGCGGGGTGTCCACAATGTCGCTGAACAGGCCGCGCACCACGTTTGGCTTTTGCAACTTGTTGGCGGTGTCGGGGTCGTACTCCGCGCTGTTGATGGAGCGGGCCGTTCCGCCCAGGCCGATGGGCACCAGCAGCACCTGCGGGCGCAGGTCGAGGTAGTCGTTTCCGCCCACGTCGAGCTGGCTGGCCATGGCCACACGGTCGGCGTCGATGGCGGCCATGCTGAGCGCGGCGCCGGTGCTGATGTTGCCGTGGTCGGCATGGAACAGCGTTTTGGTGTCGCTCAGCGTGGGGCCAAGGCCGCTGTTGAGCGCCAGCGTGGCGTACACATCGGCTTCAACGGTGCGCTTGGCGGCGCGGCCCAGCATGGCGGCCAGCCCGACAAAGGCGCCCAGGTCGTCGTTGACGATGGCCTGACGGCTCAGGTTGATGAGGTTGCCCTTGGTGGCGGCGGTGATGCTGGCCTTTTCGCCGTCCGGGATGGTCTTGTTCTGGAACTCGCCCAGCTCGTTGACGGATTGCAGGTTACCCAGCGAGCCGACGCGGTAGCGGTTGTGCGCGCGGAAGTCGCTGACGCTGCCGCGGGCACAGAAGCGCGACCACGTGTCCGGTTGCAGCGCGTAAGCCTGCTGCAAGGTCTTGTGCATGGTGTTTTCGAGCAGCGTGGGGAAGTCGCTGGTGCCCTGCGTGAACGCGGTGGCGACGATCTGCATCTTGTCCATGCCATCGACCTTGAGGCCAGCCGCTTGCAGGCTGGAGCGCGCCAGATCGAGCAGCGTGCGGCCGCGGAACGGGTTGAACGCCTGCACGTTGCGGCGCTGCTCGTCGCTGCCGACGCCAGCGCGCACCATGAGCGCATCGACCACCGCGAAGCGGCGCTTGTCGGCTTCGTCTTCGACGGTGACGATGTGCCCGGCCACACTGGACGCACCCTTGGCCAGGTGGGCCAACAGGCGCTGGCCGGCATCGGCGGCGGAGCAGTTGACATCATCGGCGCACGCGGCGGCCAGCGCGCCGACGCCTTCGCGCTGCATGAAGGGCGTGAAGGCGTTGCGGATGGACGCGCGGCGCTCGCCATCGGCGGCCAGCGCAGCGGCCTGGATGGCGGACACGTCGGCGGCGGTGGGAGCGGCGCCTTGCGCGTTGGCCGCCGGGGTTGCGGGTTGGGTCATGAGGTTCTCCGGTGGGTTGGTGGCGGACGCCACGGGTTGAGGCGCTGCGACGGATGCCGCAACAGGCGCACGGGGGGCCAGGCCGGCCGCCATGGCGGCCGGCATGCTGGGGTAGCGGGTGGCGGCGTTGCCGGCAGCGGCATGGGCCGCCGCGATGGGCAGCGCGGTGGTGACGGCATCGACAAAGCCGGCGTCCAGCGCCTCGGCGGCGGTGTACCAGTGGTCTGCGCCGTCGGTGAGCAGCGCGGTGATGGCGTCCACGCTCTGCCCGCTCTTGGCGGCGTAGCTGGTGGCCATGGCGGTTGCCCAGGTGTCGAGCAGGTCTGCGGTGGCGCGCATTTCAACGCTGTTGCCGGCGGCTACCGTCCAGGGCGCGTGAATCATCATCACCGCGTTTTCAGCCATCTCAACGGTGTCGCCGGCCAGCGCGATGAGGCTGGCAATGCTGAGCGCCATGCCATCGACCACGGTGGTGGTGGCGGCTTTGTGGCGCTTGATGGCGTTGTGGATGGCGATGCCGTCTGGCACGCTGCCGCCCTGGCTGTTGATGCGGATGGTGATCTGGTCAGCCACCAGCGCGTTCAGATCCTTGACGAACTGCGCGGCGCTGACCGTCTCGGCCCACCAGCTTTCGCCGATGTCGCCGTAGATGAAAATCTCTGCGGCGGACAATGCGCCCTGCGCCGCGGCGGCAACCGGGGTGCGCTGGCGGATGCTGTACCAGGGGGCGGCGGGTGGTGCGGGTTGTGCCGGGGTCTGCGTCATGGGTGCCAAGTCTCAGTGTTCGGGCGTCCGCTTTTTAGGGTGAAAAGTGGACTTTTTCAGGGTTGTTGTCGGCGCGGCGGATCAGGCAGCGCCTGGGTCTGCCGCGTTGTTCTGGGCGCCGCCGGCTTCGGCGTTGGCGCCGTCGCTGGTGAAGACCAGATTGCGCTTGGCGGCTTCGGCACGCCAGGTGCTGACTTGCTCCAGCATGTCGCGCGGGTTGACGCCACGTTTGCGCAGCACTTCGACTTCGCTGGCAAAACCGGCGCGAACCAGGGCAACCCAGGCGTTGGCCTCTTTGAGCGGGTCGATCCACGGCATGCTTTGCGCGACAAAGTAGGCGTCGTTTTCGGTGCCTGGCACCACGTCGGGCGGCACGGGCGCGGCACCGCTGAGCGCCGCGGCGCTGACGAAACTTTCATACCAGGGGCGCACAAACTGGCCGGTGAATTCGTCGGTGAGGGTGGCGTAGTTGGTCCACTGCTCCACCAGCTCCTGGCGCTGGCTGCTGAAGGTGCCGCCGTAGTCGCGGCTGATGCTGCTGTAGCTGGCGCCGGCACCGGCTGCGATGGCGCGCAACTGGCCCTGGCGGAAGGTGACGACGTTGGGGTTTGGGCGGCTGCTGTCGATGAGGCCGATTTCCTCGCCAACCGCCAGGCTGTCGATGATCATGCCGGCGGCCATGTTGATCTGGCGCGGGATGGCGTCGCCGTTTTCATCGGTCTCCGGGCCGGCGTAGCCGTCGGGGTTGCTGCGCTTGACGTAGGCGGTGAGGTTGGCGGCGATCTTGGCGGCGACGCGCTCGCTTTCTTCGTAGTCTTTGATGTCTTCCAGCCGGGTGATGATGCTGGCGAATTCGCTCACGCCGCGCATCTGGCCGATGCGGTCGAGCATGGCGATGTGGTGCACCCGGTCGGCCGGGATGCGTTTGAGGTCTCCGCTGCCATAGATGGCGGCAGCGCCTTCTCCTGGGTGGCGTTTGAGAACAAAGTAGCCCACCGGGCGGCCCCAGGCGTTGCGCTCGATGCCTTGCTGGATGCGGGTGCCGTCCTGGTAGGCGTAGGGCACGAGGTCGGGCTCGAACAGCTCCAGGCTCAGCGGCACGGCGCTGCCGTGCATGAGGCCTGACACGGGGCCGAGCAGCTCCTGGGCAAAGGCTTCTCCGTCGCGCAGCCAGGTGAGGCATTGCAGGCGTTGCACCTTGGCGCCGGTGTGGCGGCCTGTGACTTCTGGGGCTTTGTTGTGCTCGGCCCACAGGGCGCGCAGGGTTGCGGCGTAGGCTTCATGGATGCTGCCGTCTTTGCGCCGGGGTTGCGGCTCCACACCGATGCCGCCTGGGCCAACGATGTTGTTGACCATGGTGCGCAGGATGCCGCGGCTGATGTCGTGGTTGCGGTGGAGCTGTCGGGCTTGCGCGCGCAGCGCTTCGGCGCTTTGCTGGGTGAGCTGGTTCGGGCTGAGGCCGTCGCGGTGGAATTTGCGGGTGCGGCTGGGTGTGGCTGCGTCGTATTCGCCGGCCGCCCACAGGGCGCGGCGCTGGCCCATGCGGCGCAGCCCGGCGCCAGGGCTGAAGGTGGCGACGATGCGGTCGATGAGGGCCGCCAACGGGGCGGCGCGGGCGGGTGCTGGTTTTGGCATGGGCGGCGGGCTGTTGGGTGGCGCGGCGGGCGCTGGTTACGCCTGGGTGCGGCTGTCGGCCAGGTTGGCCACGCTGTAGGCCAGGCCGCCGATGGTGGGCGCGCCGCCGGCAGCGGTTTGCATGGATTTGACTTTGGCCTCCCACTCTTTGCGCCCGGCGCGGATTTGCTCCAGGTCTTCAAAGCGAAGCCAGCGGTCGAGGCCGGGGCCGCCCATGCGGACTTCTTTTCCGGCAAGGATTTGCAGCTCGGCCTGGGTGTAGGCCGTGACCATGGCCTGGGCGTCTTCGAGGGGCGTGCTCATGGCCCAAGGCTAGGTGCTTCGGCGTCCGGTTTTTAGGGGAAAAGGCGGATTTCCGACCGACCACCGGGAGCGGTCGGCAACAATTTCGTACAGCCTGGACCGCCCGATGCCGTGCCGACGGCATACTTCTTCGTGATTGGTTCCATTGAATTCGGCGCAGATGGTGGCGTTGCGCGCTGTTTTGTCGGGTGCGGGGATGTAGATGTCGTCGCCGCCCTCTTCCTCGCACAGGGCCTGGAGTTGCAGCTCGGCCAGGCGGCTGGCGGTGCGCTCTGTTTTGTCGGGGATGCCGTCGAAGCGGTCCAGCGCGGCGCGCTGGGCGCGGGCGAACAGGCCGTGCAGCCAGGCGCGGTAGTCATCGGGGTGTTGTCGGTGGATCTTGCGCGCTGGCGGCTTGATGGGGTCTTGCCTGGCGGAGTCGGGCGTCGCGTGGTGGGTGGTGACGTGCTTCATGTGCGGGCGTTCCAGTCTGGTTTGGCAAATGGGCTGGCAAGTGGGCTCTGTGGTGCGGCAGCGCGGGCGGTTGCGCGGGCTGCTTTGGCCCGGCGTTGTTGGTTTGGCATCAATGGCGTCTCTGTAGACGCCTTGATTTCAATGGCTGGCTGTGTTGCGCTTTGGACCGCTGCCGGACTGACGGTTTCTGGCGTTTTTTGCTCGCCATTGCGCACTTCGATTTTGCCGATGGCCAGCGGTGCAAGCGTCTGCACGGCGGGCGCCGGCATGTCCTGGATGGGGTCGAACAGGTCGGGCAGCAGGTCGTTTTCAAGGCGGCGCCATTGGGCGTCGGTCATCTTGTAGTGGTCGAGCACTTCGGAGCAGAACAGGGCGTAGACGGTGGTGTCCAGCGGCTCGTTGCGGGCCACGGTCTTGACCCAGCGGTGTTTGGTGCCGCTGTGGGTGCGCACGGGGCGGCGCACTTCGCTGGTGAGGCCTTTGAACCATTCGGCCGGCAGGTGTTTGCTGAAGTGCACGTAGCCTGGGCCGGGCTGGGTGACTTTGAGGCGGCCAAAGAACAGGTCTTTGGCGGTGTCGGTGCCCACCAGCCAGAGCTTGACGCCGTTGCGCAGAATGCGCCCCCGGTAGTTCACATCCTGGTGGCTGGCGCGGCCTTTGATGGGCTTGCCGTCCTGGCTGTCGCCTTTGATGGCGAAGTATTTGTGCCCGTGGTGCACTCGGCAGAAGGCGTAGGCCTGGTGGGTGTAGTGGCCGCCGGTGTCGATGGCGGTTGCGGCGATCTTCATTGGAGCGCCGTGCCAGTGGGTGAATGGGGTTTGCAGGTAGGGGTGCAGGCGGTCTTCCCATTCGCGCTCGTCGGCGGGGTTGCCGTCGATGACCTGGTAGTCGATGGTCCACATTTCGCAGCCGCGGCCGATGGCCCAGACGGTGACTTCCCAGCGCTTGTCTTGCACGTCCACACCGGCCACCAGTTGCAGGCCGCCCACGGGCACGCGGCGCAGCGGGTAGTCTTCGGCGCGCAGCATGAGGGCGTGGGTGTCGGTTTTTTCGACTTCTTCTTCCCAGGTTTCGCCCAGCGTTTCGTTGATGAAGCCTTCCAGCGGCGCTTTGTCGCCGGCTTCTTTGGCGGCCACGCATTGCAGGAACTGGCGCACGATGGCGGCCCAGGTGGTTTGCGGGCTGTAGGCCGTCCAGATATGCACGGCCACGTGGCGCGGCGGGCGCAGCAGGCGCATGCCGGCGCCGTCGGTCCAGTAGTAGTCGTCGCGCCCATCGGGGCCGGCGCCGCTCGCGTAGTGGCAGCGGTAGTTGCCGCAGTCGCTGACCCACACGCCTTGATCCCAGATGGCCAGGTAGTCGGCCTGGGTGATAGCGCCGCGGCAGTGGGGGCAGTGGTGGCGCACGGTGCCTTCGGGGTCTTCGCGGTCCCACTTGAAGCCGTAGGCGACGTGGCCGCCACCCCACATGAGCGGGTGCTCCACCCCGCAGTGCGGGCAGGTGATGCGGTAGTTGAGGCGGGCCTCGGCGGCGTTTTCGCGCTTTTCGATATGGCTCAGGCCCTTGATGCGGGGCGTGGTGCCGCACAGGATCTTGGGATGGGTGGCGCCTTCGAGCCGTTTGTGGGCCAGGGTGAAGGGGTCGGCGCTTTTTTCGATCTTGAGGTCGAAGGCGTCGAATTCGTCGAGCTTGGCGCTTTGCAGGGTCATGCGCCGGTAGTTGCCGGCGCTTTTGCCGCCCTTCAGGTACAGGATAGAGCCCAGGAACTTTTTCATGTTCATGGTGTTGCTCTTGCTCTTGGCCATGAACTCGGGCAGCACGCTGCGCATGATGCGCACGTCGCGCAGCATGGGGTCCAGCTCTGACTTGCAGAATTCGTCGCTGTCGTCGTCGGTGGGCTGCCACAGGCATTGACTGCGGCGCTTGTGCTGGGCGTCGAAGGCGACGCTGGCGAGCAGCATCTTGGTATATCCCACGCGCGCACTCTTGCGCACGTCCACCTCTTCAATGTCGTCGTCGCCCATCATGGCCAGGATGGCGCGCTGGGGCGGGTACGACACCCAGCGCTGCTCGGTCTGGCTGGATTCGGCCGACAGGTAGAAGTGCCGCTCGGCCCATTCGTTGAGGTTGAGCGGCTCGGGCGTCTTGAGCGCCTCCAGCCCTTTGGCCACCGATGCGCGCAGCGAGGCCCGCAGGCC